TTTGTCAAGTTCCAAATCGTATCAATTATCAATTAAGTGATTGATAACCCAAACTCCTAACAATAACTTATCAATAAGGATATTATTGATAATACATGTGATAATTGGTAACATCTTCGTATGAATGTCCAGCATCTAACATTATATAATCAATACTATTGTTTGTAAATTGATTAGCTGCATTATGTGAAGTATCTTTTATAATATCAAACGAACCATAATTATTTGAGAGAACCGTATTATCTATAAACTCATAAAATATATCTCCATTAAATGCCCCTACTATGTTTTGATGCAACTCCTCATCATCAGTTCCTTTGAAAGTATCTATTGTTACAAAATTAACTTCTTTTTTTGATTCTTTAAGTTTATCTAACAAATAGTTTGCAGATTTACCAAGCCAAGTCCCAACCTCAACTAATGTAGAATTAGGTGTTACATTATCAGCAACATAATCGTATAAATCATTGTACGAAAAATATCCAGGTACTTCATTAAATTCAGGTTGTAATTTTTCTAAAATAATTCGTTTAGTTAATTTTAAATCATCATCTATATAAGTTACTAATGGATTATTATCGTATGTATCCAAATATGTATATAACTTTCTAAATATAGAAGGTAATTTATAACTCAATGCTTCTTTTACAGACAATGGATTTAATTCTAATTTAGAACTAAAATAAAACATATCACACGCTGAATAGAATGTATCCACATCATTTCTTTCTCCCCATATAATACAATTATCAGGAACAAATTTCAGCAATGGGCCCCAATAATGTTCAAAATTACCAGCTTGATTTCCTACAAAGTGAAATTTAATTTTATACTTTTCCAATTGTCTTGCTATTGCAAATATTTCAGCCTGATTTTTACCAGGTGCAAATAATCCAACATTAAGTATGTGTTTCCAAGTTGGGTCTAATCCCAATTCTTTTTGAGCAACTGATTTATCAAATTCATATTCTTCAATAGGATATTCCCATACATCAGTTTCTACTCCAGTATCAATAAATTTCTGCCTACTCCACTCCGATACTAAAACATATCTATCAGGATGATAAGATATTTCAGATGGATTTGTCAATGAACCATGTGTAGATGCTACTATAAAATACTTTCTTTTATCTGAAAATATTCTATCTAATATATTTGTTGCTAAATCAAATTGTGGTATCTCTTGAAAATGTATAATATCAGGTTGAAATACATTTATAATATCAACTATTTGTGATTTGTTATCTCCAAGTGTGTGTATAGGTACTAATGATTTGATTCTATTTTTTTGAACCACAAAAGCATCACCACCACTATTGTTTATTTCAACAATTTCGATTTCAAACTCATTGATAAAATGCTTTACCTGTTTGTATGTATATTGGGGTTGTCCGCCGGTAGAAAGATGTGGACAGACATAAAGTAACTTTTTCTTTGCCATATTGTAACAAATATACGAATTTTTTTTAAAATAACCAAATTTATTTTAGAAAGTTACATTACCTTCTACTAAATTAATTTCTCCGTTTGGATATTTTTGATTTAAATCGGCTAAGATTATATTTAATTCTTTATTTGTTTGAACATATTCATCTTCTATAACTAATATGATTTTATTCAATTCGGCTACATCCAAATGCAATTGTCCTGCATTTGCAATTAGTTCGTTTTTGCGGTTATTAAGTTCTTTTATCTTTGATAAAATACTTTCTTCTAATTTTTCAGTTTGTAATCCCATAATATTATTTTTTATATATATAAATATATAGTTTTTATATTTTTGAAGAACTTATGTATGCTTCTAAAGCTTCTACTTTACCCATAAGAATTTGAACTACTTTTGTTAGTGGAACTACTATTTTATCATAAGATAATGAATCGGTCGTTACTACACTTCCACTAACTCCATAAGAAACATATCTTCTTAATTCAGGATCTTCATCTAACCATTCTGCTATAAATCCACCTTGCTTACCAATATATTCTTTTGCATTTGGCATTGGATATGTTACCGAATAATCTTCTTCACCATCTGTTTCGTATGTAGTACTATTAACTATTTTTAAAGGTGTATATAAAATAGGTTTTAATTTTTTTATACTATCATATGCACTATTTGGATAATCTTCTATATCCGTTTTAATTCTTATAGTAGATGAATCAAATATCAATTCTCTACCAGATATACCAAATACTGTATTACCAGGTCTTAATCGTGCGGTTGCAACGTTTGCTGCTTGTGATGGCCAATTTTGCCCAGTCATCTTTGAATTAGTTCCATCTGTTCCAAAACGAATACCACCGTTTGTGTTAGATGTTCCAATGTAACCACCTGCTATCAATATGTTATTTCCGGTACCGGATACGGTCACATCACCTGCCAATACCTCAATTGCTTTAGCTGTTGCTGATACGTTGGTGTTTGTAATTTGTATACCAGGATAGGACCCATCTGTTGCTATTTGTATGATTGGTGCAGTTGTAGTTCTTTTAACTGAAGCGTAGTTTGTGGCATTTGATAGGACAATCAATCCATCTCTACCAATTTCAGTTTGCGCGAATTGTAGTGATGGTGCTATCGAAGCTGGATTTATCTGTCCATAAACAATCAAGGTTGATGTATAGGGAATGTAAGCATATAGAGTTGTTACCGTATGGAAATAATAAGTACCCGCCGTTGGAAATGTCACCGAAAACGTTCCACCACTCATAGAAGTGTAATCAGTTTCGGATGGACCATTCATGCCACTATTATACGCTATGGTTAGACTTGAAATATTCGTACCGCTGCGTGCGGCAGTTGTCCAACATTCTATTGATACACTAACGCTTGCATATCCACCAATGAAATTACTATCCGATTCCAATGTTATATAATCACTTCCAAAGTTTGGAGAAACTAAAACATATGTACCTGCATCTGCAATAACAACTCCAACAGTATCAAGTGTCTCTTGTTGTACATATAGACTTCCCAAACTCGTATATGTACTGGTGCCATAATATCCAAAGTCATATGATGCAGGAGCATCAATGTTAATTGAGGTGCCTGATGATGGGATTGTAACTTCACCTTGCTTAATAAATACTCTTGGTACATTACTAGAATCAGAAATCTTAATTTGTTTAAGAGATGCATCTAAAACAATTTGTTCACTATTATGTTGAAAATTTCCGTCCGATACTTCCCAATCACCAATTTGAGAAACAGTATTTGCATCGGTTTCTATTTTTCCTCTAATTGTTAAAGTCACGTTATCCCAACTCATAAATGGTGGTTTACTACCTACTGCGTAGTGAACATCATCAGGATTATTTCCAAATCTAAATTGTCCATCTTCCCTTAAAAAGAAACCGGGAGCTGAGCCTGTTGTTAGTGATGATGCATCTGCACTTCTTATAAATCCACTCGTACTAGCTTCCTGCCCTAATACTAAACCACGAGTAATAGTTGCATCCTGTGCTAATAAAATATCAGTTGCGATTGAACTAAATGTTGCTCCAAATGATTCCCAATATGTTGCGTAATCAACACCAGTAATTGGTTTAGTTGAAACACCTCCACTACCTACTGCTGTTGTGTGATTTACCTTACATAAATAATATTGACCATTACTACCTTTAACAACATCACGTCTTGTAGCAAGTGCAGGTGATGCTGGGTCTCTATAATATGCTTTAGGGGTAGTTCCATCGGATTCGAATTCAGCCCACGGACCTCTATAAACTACACCAGGACCAGGTCCACCTGCAGTTCCCGCAGTTCCTGCAGTACCACCACTACCCGCAGTACCGGATGTTCCTGCTGCGGCCGCAATTGACCAAGGACCTGAACCAGGATATCCTGTTAGTGCGTTTGTATTATTTGTTGCAACGTGTTGATAGTTTTGTGCTTGAGCCGATGTACATCTCCAACTCTGTCCTCCGTATGAAACTATATCATTTGTGAAATAGGTATCACCAGCTGTCCAAGCTCCTCTTAATGAACCTTCACTAACTCCTGGTTCAATTTGTCTAATTGCTCCAATTATTGTTAATGTATCACCATCCCAAAACATTCCCTTTCCAGAAGTAGAAGTGGTTTTGATTGAGAGCCTACCGGTAGTACCAGCTGCACCATTTTCATATATTCCTAAAAATACACCAGGCCTATCATATCCTATAACTCCGGTAGCTGCTGCGGATGAGCCGGCAGTTCCCGCAGTTCCCACAGTACCAGTTTGTCCAATTGCAATATACGGGTCAGTTCTTCCACCTGCAATTACAATATTTGCGAATGGAGTGTTTATATCTTTAACTCCAACGTTAATTGTATTTTTTACAAACGATTCTTCAAATATTGCAATCTTAGCTGCTACAAAGAATTCTTCTTCACCCAAATATTGCCAATGGTCACTATCAACCCAAGGTGCTGCAGAACCACCATTATCCGGTTGTTGTGGTCCTACGATTATTGCTGGATTATGTTTCTTTCCCGTATTAGGACCTGAGCCACTTGCAGCTGCCCAATAATGAGTTTCGTTATTATAGTTTGCTGGATTTGGCCATATTACCGCATCTCTACGTTTATTTGTAGTTTCAACCGCACCAATGTAATCAACACTACCACTCCAAATACCTCTCATTACAATACCAGGTCCTGTATTACCTTCATATTGTATTGATAATGATTGTGTTTTAATTAAAGTTTGTCTACCTTCACATTCTATTTGATACACAATTTCTGCGGTTGGGTTATTTACAGGATCAGCCCAACCGGTAATAATTCCAATTGTCGCAGGTGTTCCACTTATGAATTGCCCTGCGGTTAAACCACCTGCCAAAGTAAGGTGACCTGATTTACTAGATATTGTTACTCTACATTTTTCTTTTGATAAACCCGTAGTACCATACGCATCGGTTTCAGCAGCTGGTAATGGGTTTGTATTCACCAATTCAGTACTACCTCTAAATACTCTAATAATATTACTTGTTCCTGTCAAATCATATTGTCCTGATACTTTGTAAACTACCGATGCATTTTCATTAGTCATCTTAACATCATACGGAGCAGGTGCTTCAAATTGAACTGAGAATGATTGTGTTACAAATTGTGTTTGTCTTGCTAAAGGCCTTATACTAGTATTTGTACTCGACTTATCTCCTTCGAAATCTACTCTATATACAATAGTTCCACTTTTATTCGTAGCGGGAGAAGTCCAACCCGTAATATTTCCAAGTGTTGCAGGATTTGTTGTGGGGTTTGGAAATACGGTTGATTGATTAATCCAATTATCTTTGTAAACAATGGATGCGGATGAAAATCCTAATACCCCTATTGGTTCATTATTAAAATCCAAATCATTTGGGTTGTTAGGAAGTGGTAATGGATTTGCATTTGTTAATTGTTGATTACCATTGAATGTTGTTATTTTCATTCCCGTACCACTAACATTCGTTGTCCACAAATCTGCGGTTATAGAACAATTATCATTGGTTGAAGCAAGTTTATACGAATCAGCCCCTGCCTTTACACCGGATATAGTTAATTGAGCTTCTGCTCTATATGGGTTTACAGTTGGAGATGTATATGGATTTCCGTCTGTTATTTTAACTTTGAATGTTCTTTGTGTATCAGGTGCTATATCAGAATAGTTTACTTGGTCAAACAAATCACAAAAAGCAGGATTTCCAGAACCAACAAATTGCGAGTTAAATGTTTCAGAACCATCTAAAGCAATATCATATATAGAAAAATATACTTTATCTGCAGATGATGTTGTATTAAATGCTGTTGCAGATAATATAATTGGATTATTGGATAAAGCACTAACTCTACCATTTCTATCATAGTTTACCGTATATGAAGATGCTTTAAAATCAACACTACGTGCTTTAGGCGGTGTTATATTTTTTGTAAATGTTTGTGTACGAGTAAAAATAGATGATGTATATAGATGTCCGGCTCCTAACGCAAATGGATATACTTGAATGGTGTATATTGCGTTAGCCGAAACATATGGATGGTCAAATCTATTAAAATTTAAAGTTGCTGTACTAAACGATGATGAACTCGGTCCATGTGTATTAAATAACGTTGGGCTTGTAAAATCAGTACCAGAGCCCGTTCTAATAGGCCATATTCCTAGTGAACTACTAGTTTCTACTTTATTTATTCTCCAAGTACCAGGATCAGTTGATTGAGTTGTAAATCTTAAAAAATCATCTCCTTCTTTTACTTGAATTGTTGTATTAGCCGCTGCGTAATTTGTATTAGTAACAAATCCAACTTCATCCGATATCAATGATGGTGATAGTGGTGATATTAATATTTGAATTGGTGGAGCTCCTTCCAATACCTTAGTATAATTAACAATCACACTCGCCGTATAAATTGATGAAGTAAAGTAAGGATGTATAATTAATGGATACTCAATACTTCCACTTAATTCTCTCATATTAGATGAAGCACTTACTATCAATGATGCAGTATATGGTACTCCAAATGATGATGTAAATTGTACATTACCAGCTTTAACATTTTTTTCAATTATAGAAGAAGTTGCTATATAAAAAGTACCATGTGTACTTAAATTATTTAAAGTATGTGCACTTGCACTAAACGCAAGATAGGAAGCACCTTGCTTTAATTTAATATCAGTAATAGATGGTTTAAAATCATTTATAACCCCTCTTGAATTTGCACCAAGTGTAATTGATATCGGATTTACTTCAAATACAATACTTTCATCTCCTTGCTTTCCTTCCGGTACAATTGTAAATGTTTTATCAATACTCACCGATGCCGAAGTCCAAGGCTCAGTATAAACAAATGTTAATGTTAAATTTTTACTTTGATTTAAAGGACTCCTAACATTACCACTTACAACTTGTGATGGAATTATATTTTTATTTTCATCTCTTGCAACAACTGTTAAAGTTGGGTCTAAACTTTGTGTATGATAATATAACCAATATTCAGGAACCCAATCTTTGTTAATTGACATCGATGGATATACCTGAAACGAAGATGTTACTGATTCTATTTCTCCAGGCGCAGTACCTCTTTTTGCAAATGATGCTGTTGCGAATGCAAAGGTAGGTCGAAATGCGGATTCAATTCTTGGATTTATTGTAAACGTATCTACATTAAATAACACTTTACCACTATCCAAACCATCTTGCAAATCTTCTAATATAATTGATGCCAAAACCGATGATGATACTGCGTATGCCGGACCTGATGCCGCTGATGAAGAAGGCATTAAGAAAATTGTCCTTCTAAAATCTATTGAATCTCTATTGAATACTGCATTATAATCTATTTGTCCTGTACCAACAGAGCCCGTTGTTAATCCATAAATCATATTACTCGCAGTAACATATGATAAATTTACAAATCTATCAGGTTCTAAATTTGGATTTAGTTCATAATTTTTTGAACGAGATATTATATGTAGTTGAATATCAGAAAAGTTTTTATAAGATTGTTTACTTAATAAAATATCATTTATACCGTCAATTCTTACTGCCTGTATTTCTAACGATGAGGTACTACTATTTCGTATTTGAGTTCCTCTAAAAGGTCTAATAATATGATTTACTCCACCAAACCCATCTAATATTTTATATATGTTAATAGTATCAGTAAATCCTTCACACTCTCCAGTTAATTTTATTAATTGAACATTTATATCACTTCTAGAACCTGTGAAATCTTGGACTCTCATAAAAACATTATCAGTTCCAATTCCTTGTAATACTCCAGGATATTGACCACTACCAGAATAAAGAGGTATTGGTTGTTGGTAGATTGATTGCGTATATTGTGATGAAGATAATGCGTTTCCAAAAAAATCAAATGATGCCGATGTATAATGAACCGAACCTGTTAGTAAAGTTTTTTCTTCCTCTATTGTTATAATTGTAGGTGGTACTGGATTAGAACCGGAATCAAATTGAAATCCTGCACTTGATGCTATTAATCTTAATTGTTTTCTAATTGTTTGTAAATTACCACCATCGAATGTTTTAGATTCTTCTACTAATACGGGAACATAGTTGTTATTTATATCATAAAATTCAAAACGATAATCAAAAGTTTCAACCGGTAAACTTCTCGGTACTGATTGTATAAATGTTATTTCATCAGGAGAATATGCCGTTTCTTGAGCGGCTCTTAAACTTACATCAGCTATATGCCATCCAGTTCCTTTTACTTCAAAATATAGTTTTGAATTTGTAAAATTTTCAGCTTTAAAATTTACAGACGCTATTTGTTTTTGTAAAATAGCAGATGAATTCGCTTTAAATGTTATTATATCTTGTTCATCTCCACCAATTACCGAATCTTTAGAACCACTAATAAAAACTCTAAGTTGCCCTAATTGTCCTACGGTTGTACTATTTCCTCTGTAATTTAATCCAAGTGTATATTCTGTATTTTCAGTTAGATTAAATGATTTTGATGTGTAATAATAATTCGATGATAGATTTCCATCTAGTTTTACTGAATTAAATAAATAATTTTGATTAAATGCTGTTGTTAAAGAATTTGACGATGACACCCAATATCCAGTTGGATATTGTGATTTAAAATTTTCTTTATCAAAAATCCCATAGAATTCTTGATTTTTAATTTGAGATTCTAAATCTATAAGCAATTCATTTGATTCCAATTGTATTTCCTGAATAAATTGATAATCCGCTAAATCTGATTGCGATTTTCTAAATATTTTTACTCTAGCAACATCTCCAACAAATGTAGTTAAATCGGTAATATTAATTTTAGCAAAAGAACCAGTCAATGCCGTTTTTAAATTATCAACCCCCTCCGTGTAATTAAAAGATGCAGTAAAACCTTCATTTGTAAAATTTTCAACTACAGCTATACTACCTTGTGCTTCATCGTAATATGGTGGTTGTACAATAATTTGTCTGTCATTTATTATTTCGGTTACCAATGGTCTATAAGATAAATTAGGAAATTCCAAATAAGTATCAACTACCGATGCTGTCCAAAATGTATTACCTACCGTAGTTAGTAGATATGAAGTTGGTGATGTATAATTTAGTAATGATTGGCCGGCTACAGGTGTTTGAGATGTACCATTCACCGAACCCGTTTGTATTTTTTGTGCAACAACGTTTGAAAATATTGGTTTTACTATTTCGGTAATATTAACAACCGGTCTTTTATAAAATCTAACTTTATCTTCATTGGAAAGTAATCTATTTACTTTAAATGTTTTTTCCCATTTTAAGTTATAAACACTTTTCCACTCATCTGGAATTTCTTGCGTTATCCCATCTGCATCTATATAATTTTTTGCTTCTCCTAAAATTGTAATCTTAGCTTCTCCAATTGGAGTATCTTCATAAACATAAACTGCAATTAATTTTGATAATCCCTCATAGTATTCAGGAATACCATTACCAGGCTCATAATATATTGGGTCTCCATTAACATCTAATATTTGAATTTTTATTTCAGTTGTTTCTTTTAGGTACGGAGAACCTTCGATTAAAAACCCATTTTTACCGCCAGTAAATACATCGGTAAATTCAGTTACTTTGAAATAAGTTGAATTAGGGTTATCATCCACCAAAAACGTATTATAATTTGTTAATGGTGCTGTTAATGTTTCAGCATATTTTTTTATTATCGGCATTTGATTCTATGATTATTTGTTAATAAATATTAGGTTTAATATTTATAATTAATAAAAACTAAAGAATACTAAATAAAACTAAAGAAGTATATGAAAAAATACGCTATGATACAAATTGATGCTGAAATTCATCAAGTATTAAAAGAATTTTGTAAAGAGAAGGGTTATAAGATAAATGGGTTAGTGGAAACCCTTATAAAAGAAAAGGTGCAGTCTTTAAATAAGACCACACCTAAAAATATATTACCGGTTACATCTAAAATTTAATCTTAGAAAATCCGTTTTCTTTTTTTATTTCTATCAACCCATCTACAATATCTCTCATTTGTTCTAAGTGAGAAATAACCCAAATAAAATCGAATTGAGTTTTAAGATACTGCATCATCATAAACAATGATGATAGGTTATCTGCATCCAATGTACCAAACCCTTCATCTATTACTAAGAAGTTTGGACGGGGTAATCCACATATGTTTATAAGTGCAACTCTGATTGCCAATCCACTAATAAATTTTTCCATACCACTACCCATTTCCAATGTCCACTCTTGGTCTTCATAGACAAGTTTTGCATTAATATTTTTACCATCAGTATCCATTGAGAGTGAGAAATCTACAACCTGTGCTAATATGTTGTTTACTTCGTTTTCAATTACAGGCATTGCTTTAGAAATAAGTTCATAAGGTACTCCATCTTTTTTTACAGCATCTAAATAATAAGTGTAAAGTGTATTTTTATTTTCTAAATCTTTTACTTCATTTATCTTTGCTTTAGTGGTATTGATAAATGAATCAATAGAACCAATTTCACCAGTTTTTTGTAAAATCTTTTTATTTGTATCCGAAATATCTTTATCAAATTCCTTTTTTTGAATTTCTAAAGTTTTAATGCGTTCATTTATTTCTTTATTTTGTAATATAGTTTCTGATATTGCATTGTACCTATTAATATCCGCTTTTATTCCAGAAAGTTGTGTTATTAGGAGTTCATATTGAGTTCCTAAACCATCCCACTCCGCTTGTGTTTTTTGTATAATGATTTCACCTTTTTGATATTTGTTACGAAGTTCTACTAAACTACCCCATACATCTTCAACATCAGAAAAAGGTTCAGTTGCTTTGATTAAAGCATGGTGACCAATATTAAGAGTTTCTAATTGAGATTCTTGTGTTTTAACAACTTCTTTAGTAGCAATAGCATCCTTAACGAATACATTATTCATACAATACTGACAATTGGGGTCATATTCATGTTGTTCCAAATGTTTTAACTTATCTAAATTAGATTCGTATTGTGATTCTAATCTATCTATTTGTTGTTGTACATCTGCAATTTTACCCTTTGCTAAATCCCACTCTTTTTTAGCATCATCTATTGATAATCCATTTATTTCCGAATGTTGATTTATGGATTGTGATACTTCATTTAAAAGTGTCTGGTATTCGTTTATCTTAACTTCTTTATCTTCTCTATCCTTTCTGTTAGTTACCAATTTGCTCTCAATGCTGCCCTTTGCTGCCTCTAACGTGGATAGTTCTAATCGACTATCAATTGGGGTTAGTGATTCCTTTAGGTCAGATATTTGATTTTGGATTCCTTCCTTTTTTTTATTCAAATCTTTAAGGGTTATCTCTAACTCGTTTACAATTTTTTTTGATTCCTTTAGGTCGGTTTCTTTTGTCGCTAATTCGGTTGTAAAATCAGTACGTTTGAAATTTCTGATAAGTGCACTCACTTCCTTAATATCTTCATTAGCAGCCTCATACAACTTATCGAATATATCTAACCCCATAAACTGGGCCATCAAATCCTTTCTCTCCGATTGTGATTTATCAATGAATAAGGTATTGTTTCCCTGAAGGGATAGAGCGGTAAGTACAAAGTCTTCATACCTACCAACGTATTGTTCAATGATGGAGTTAGTATCTCTCCTTTCAGTTCCATTAAGGGATTCTGATATACCGTCTTTTACCCTCCAGAATTGAACATCTACTTTAACGTTCCTTCCATTATTAACCATCCTTGCTTCTCTCCTTATATAGTAAGGGATTCCTTCTACATTAAAGTCCAATTGGCAATGGAAGTCTGATTTACGATTATTTAGTATATTACTTGCTTTGAATGTCCTGCTACATCTATCGAACAAACAAAATGATATCGCATCAAATAGGGATGATTTTCCGCTAGCATTTGGTGCGAATAATCCCATTAGTCCGCTAACCTTATCAAAATTAATTATATTATCTTCACCATAGGAGAACATATTAGAGAATTCAAATCTCAACGGCTTCCATTGTACATTTCGGGTTAAATCATTTATTACTATCTTACTATTAATTTCGTTATTCAATGATTGGATTCCTAATATATCTTCCGGCGTTACAAATGGCATCATCCTTTGTATATAATCGGTTATTAAAGAGTTTTGATAATTAACATTTGTAATATCTTCAAGTTCTATTTGGTTATCTCTATCACCGGTTTTTTTCTTTGCTAAACTATCGGTTTTTATTATTGTAAAATCTTCAACTCCATACTTTATTTTGATTTCAGTTATTGCCCTCTTTGTATCTGCTGCATCAGTTTCGGAAAACCTTACTCTAAGTCTTGGAAACTTTGGTAAATTAATTACATTCGGCACTACACCATTTACGATATCCATAGTATAATATCCATAATCATTTTGGATATCAACTTCCTCATAGGTCATTGTATCTAAATCCCAAACTAAGAATCCGTGCTTATCTAATGTCTCACCAAAGTTTTGTTGTACCAAAGAACCGGCATATACCACCTTACAACCACTTGGTGATACCATCTCTTGTCTTTTATGGATATCACCCAAAAGGGCTAAATCATATCCATCAAATATTTCAGTTGTAAAGTGTCTACTACTAACCACATATCCTACATCGGTTGTAGAGTTATCAACAGGTCCATGAAACAATGCAATCTTTTTGTTTGCAAATAGAGTGTTTGCTTTAGGCCAGTTATCTTTGTTGTCAAATATACTAAATACTGCAAAATCAACTCCACCAATACCATAAACTTGCGTATCTCTTAAATAAGTTAGGTTTGGTAGTTTTAATGCATCAACGATTGGAGTAAGTACATCCATTCTATCCGAATTATTCATATTACAATCGTGATTACCAGCGATTACAATTGTAGGACATAGTTTGTTACATTCCGTAAATAACCAACTAATCTCACTAACCAATTCAGGACTCATTTCCAATTTAGCATGAGCTATATCCCCAGCTAAATAGATAATAGAATCTTCCGTTCCTCTTTTTTGTATTTCCTCAAACATTGAGTAAAATACTTGTCTAAACTCTTTGTGTCTTTTAATGTTACGAATGTGTATATCCGCAATATGATAAATTCTCTTTAACCTCATATATTATTTAGTTTGGATAGAACTAAGTCATCCCATCCGGTTTCTTTAGCACCTTTCAATAGTTCATTTACTTTTTCAAATCCCATTTCACCAGCATCTTTATCAGTTGGTATAATGTTCCTTACTTTAATTCCATTTTTCATAAACCATTCGGTATGTTTGGTGGAATCATCTACGGCATCAGAATCTAACATAATTGTTACATCCTTAACACCCTTTTCCATAATTTTATTTTTTAACTTGCTAAGTAAAAACTTACCTAACAATGGAATTACATTTCTCTTTACTGAGAACGAATCAAATACGCCTTCTACTAAAATAATTGGTTCGTTCCAATTGATTTGATTCTCAAACACAATTACATCTCTACTAATTGGCGGATTCTTATATTTGTACGGTTCATCTTCATAGAAAGAACGAGCTACAAAGTAATTAAGGTCACCACTATCATCGTAAGAAGGTATAATAACCCTACCACCATATAACCCATCCTCACAATATCCGATGTTATACTTTACGATGTCAGCTTTTGTGATATCTCTTTTATTTAAATAATGAAGGGCTTGATTATAGGCTGGATTAATACTTTTTGGACAAAAGTATAATTGTTTGAATTCTTTTGGTAATTGTAACTTAATTACATATTCTTCCTTAGAATCATATTCAGGCTCATCCCCATATACATCTTTAACCTTATTCAGGTCCCTAACATCTACATTGAGTTTGCGAAGTAGAGAATATATACTCCTACCCTTAGAATCACATACCCAGCAATGCCATCTTTGTGTATCTAAGTTTACTTGTAGTTTCTTTTTGTGGTGATTACAAAATGGACAATGGTGTGCCTGTTCGTTTCCCTTTAAGGATGAACCCACTCCGAGTGTAGAATCTAATATTGTAATTATTTGTAATTTATTCCTACCAGATAGCATATTTTGGATATTATTATCACAAATATACGAAAATTATCCGATATAACCTAATTAATGGTTGGAATTCTTTACATCATAAAGGAAGTCTGCTAAGAATTGTAATTTATTAGCAATTTGTTCTCGTGGTACATTATTGTTTACCATTCCTTTAAGGTCTACTAATGATGCTGCTGCTATTTGGAGTGCATCATCTTTTGCGTTTAAATAAGCTTCGGAGATTCCGTACTTATGTGCGATTTCAGGTATTGTCATAACTATGGGTTTATAATATCCCTACGGAAGAATTTTCCCATAAGGTTTTCGTTTATTGATTGTTCATTGGCCAGTACATCGTAATGAAACTGCCATTTAATTTCGTAATATGATAAGGATTTCTTTGAAAAGCAAAACTGGATAATTTCTCTTTCAAAATCACCAGCTCTACCTTCTTTTACTTCGGACTTAATCCATTCGTTTGATGAATAGTATTTCTCCCAATCGGAAGCACTTCTAACAACTCTCTTTCTAGTCTTGCCCTTAAGGGG